GAAGGGGCACACAATACGGTCGGACGTGATTTGCCACCTTCGTAGATTTTTTCTACTGAAGCGGTTATTTCTCCACCTGAAACTTGCGCAAACTTAAAAACACCCCACTTCGGAAGGTTAGTTTGTATATTGCCCTGTTGTTTTGAATTGCTGGAAAAAGTGCTCGGTTCCATATTGGCGAGTACTTGTCTTTGTGCGATCTTAGCCATTTAGCTTCTCCTCCGATTAAACCACTGAAGCGGTTAGGTTGGACTTAATAATGTCGATTTCAATTTTGTCGCCTATTGCGCTTACGCGAATGCCGACTCGAGCTTTGATTGTTCCACTTTGAAGCTGCGAAACAGGGTTGATTGTCCTGTCGCACTTTACGGTGAATCCTGGATCAAGCAGTGTCCCATTTGCAGGATTGAAGGCTGGATAAAGAGCCCCAATGTCTCGCGCATTTGCGCAAATTGAAAGCAATTTTGCCTCGACTGCTGCAAAAACTGCACCTCTTGCATCGATCGGGGTGAATAGCAAGTCCTCAAGAGACAGGTACGCAGCCGAAACGATGCTGTTAACGACGTCCTGCTGAGTTATGTACCGGAAGTTATCTGTATCTGAAGACAACGACCGCGCACCATAGATGCGAACCGAGTTCTGAATTCCTCTGATTGAGTTTACAAAACCTTCGTCCAGTTCATCTCCAACAGCTTTTGTGACTTCTGTAAAAGTGTTTAAAACAAATCTAGATGCGGAAGTTAGCCCGGCATAAGGAGCGTGAGGACCAGTTCCGTTATGTGCACGAGATCTTGCCCCGGCGACATATCCTACTGGTGGGATTGTTCTCGTAACTCCCTGTATAGGGGTAGGAACCACTACCCAAGGATAGTACAGTGCTGCGTGTTCTGCGAATTCATCAGCTTGAATACTGAGAGCCATCGCTTTAATTTGTGCAGGGGTGTCGCCTTGTGGCCCGTAAAGCAATGCAATCCTATTGTAATTATTGGCATGCGTTACAAGTCCTGCAGCGATTGCGTCGCTACTCGAATCAGCGGCAATCACTGCTCCGGTTCCAAAAGAATCAGAAAAGAGCTCAAGCGCGGCAAGGTGGGTTGCGTCGACCACCGTTGCTCGGTCATCGGTTCCGGCGGGTAGTGCCGTTTTCGCAAGTATGCTTGGGATTCCTGAAGTACTGACCACAGAGGCTGAAACGTATCTTGTGGCAACTGCTGATGAATTTATTCTTCCAGCAGCTTGAGAAACTGTCGACACAACACCCGTGGAGTACTTTATCACATCATCGTAAAAAACATTTATTCTAAAAGTAGTTCCAACTGTTGGCTGCTCTACCTGAATGTCAACGTTGGCACTCCAGGCGCCAGGGCCATTTGCGGTAAGAGCAAGGACATTCACTGAGCCGGACTGAAGCGTCAGTGACCCAGCGGAGGCAGAGGTGCCCACCGTTCTGGCTACGTAACACTGCGTGCCGCCTTCTTCAAAGAAGGTTTCGACAAGTGGATGAGTGTAAGAATCTGACTCGTACTCTCCGTACACGTCTTCGTACTCCGCAATGCTCTGTATGAGCGTGGCAGTATCAGAGGGACCGCGTTCAGCTAAGCCAACGATAAACAGCTGTGATGACTCACGTACTGTCGCCGTTGAAGGGCCTGTTCTAATTGATGTTGAGATGACTACGCCTGGCATAGGACCTTCCTGTTCTAGGGGGAATCCCGTACTGGTTTTAATTGTACAGAGCGGTGATGATTATTTTATGCAACTATCTATTCGTATTTTTTGAATTAGTCATTAAATATTGGCAGTAGACCACCAATAGAAGCTGTCTGTATTCCGAAGTCAAATGTTGCTATTGTTCCGACGTCGAGTCTTTCAACAACTTCGTCAATTTCAAGGGTATATCCTAGGAAGGCTCCGGCCATGTACCTTTCGCCTTTTAGTAGCGTTGTATCGGAAAATTCTTCACGAATAGTACCCTCGTCAATAAGAATTCGGAAATTTGATCTACTATCGAATGCCTTTAGGCAGGGATAGTCCAGTATCGATGACCTAACAACGGTTATCATTCTGTCCCTCATGAGGCTGCATTCCTGGGACCCCTCGGTGCGAATCCATACATATGTACGCATAGAATAAGAAACTCGATAAATAGGATTGTTATTTTCAAAACCAATACGCTGCATCTGATTTGTAGAAAGAACAAGCGTAACTATTGATGGCCAACCATCTATTGCCAAAGGTTCGTGGACAAGATATTGCTCTGGGTCTGGGAGCTTTGTGCTATCTAGATTCCACCCATTGCGATATGTAATCAGCCGAACTGGGATGTCGGTTGTCAAATACTCATTGACGTAACTTTTTGCAGCATGAGCACCGTTCATTAAGTAAATCAAGCAACTAGCTCCCAAACTTTATGAATCGAGCAGTTTGATCCGCTAGATCTTGATCAAAATTGCGAGGTACGAATATTATTTTACGTGCAGGCATGTTTTCGGTTCCGTACTGATGGAATTTAGGAATTTTTCCGACGACTGCGAATTCCGCTTCCATATCGTCAATATTGCTCGCTGAATTGCTGCTTATGTTTGATACCTCTTTGAGCAACCCGCCAGTCCTGACTAGGGTCGGAGCTCCAGGGAACCTCGTAGCCTTCCACGCAGCGTATGCCGGGTCCAAAGGTGGCCAGGCTCCACGGAGCATGGCCATTGCGGAGAAACTCCCCATTGTAGAAAAATTAGCTGAATAAGCTCTTTCAAGTTTTTCTCCAGCCCATCTTAAAACTGGTTTGAGATTCTTTGCTCGATCACGCATTGCCTTGAGTCTGTCTTGGGCTTCGTCGTTATCGACGTCAACTGTAATTATTACATCAACTACATTCCGGCCAGCCACGTTTAGATCCTCGATCGTTTATGTTTACGGACCGATGCAAGCTCCGTATCAAGGAAGCCAGTTATCAATGGACCAACGTTTCTTGTGTTTAAGTCCTTTACGCCAACTACGTCGTCATACATGTTTTGCATTTCTCGAGCCGCAGCACGCAGTATTAATAGCTTGAAAATTGGGATCGAATCCCCATCCAGTCCTGCTTCGTATGTTATTTCAACCAAATCGTCTGCATAGCCATAGTAGTAATCAATGCCGTATTTTCTCACAACGTAGTCGGTGTCTTCGACCAAAACTCTTTCTGAGCCAAACAGGGGCGTCACTTTAACTTCGATTATGTTTGATATAGGAGTATTTTTAAGATATATCGTCGGTGGAGGAGTCGCAAAAGTCGTTGCGTCAACTCCCGTCGTTTCGCGAAAACTTGTGTCAAAGACGTTATCGCCCATCGTGAGGAAGGACCCCAATGGGATGCCTATATGTCCTGAGTCAAGGCGGATGCTCTCGGTGAATTCCTGGACTTCTATCGGGCGTCGAAGATAGGATTCAAGTTCGCTTTGCAGACCGGCAAGGATCATTAAGGCAGCGTCTTCTTGACGCGTAGTGAGAGAAATATCCATGTAATTCTTTATGTCGGGTAGTCCAACAAGCATTATTGCCTCATGTCAATCAATCTCGAAATCGTATGTTTTTAATTTTACACTACTTGCCAAGGGCTTCGGTCTATATAGAATACTTGACTCGACGAAACTAAAGGCCTATCTTCTGACTATGACATCACCCAAAAATGCAATTACTGATGAAATGCGGCAAGAGGGAATTGTCGATATCCTGAACCACGTAACCGAGGTTCTGTGGCATTTTTTTTCTGAAAATGAAACGGGATTAGACAACGAAGAAGCAATCAGCGAATTTGTTAATCACCTTTGGAATATTGCAGTGGCTTGCATGGCTTCCGTCGGAATGGAAGTTCTAGAAAAAAATGGAGAAGATGAGTACGTTATCGGCTTTACCCCTGTAAAAAATGTAAAAGAATTTTTAAACAACAATTCTTAAACTGTAAAGTAAAAACGCTGTTTGACCAATGTCCTTCGAGAGGGTAGATTAAAAACATGAAAACATCACTTGATATATCAAGCATTACGCCAATAAGCAAAAAAGAAGCAAAGAAAGCAACCTTGGAGTCTTTGCAAAAAATGCTAGAGGTGCTATTTTACTTCTTTGAAGATGAAGACAAGGAATTGGAATACGAAGAGAATTTAAACGATTTTCTTCAAGCAATGTGGGACATCTCGGTTATATCGCTCATAGCAGCAGGTGTAAAAATAGTCGGCAAAGATGAAGACGGAAATTACATAGCAAAAGTTAAACCTTTAGAAGATTTTAAAAAATTCATGTGCGAAGAGGACTATGGAGATGAAAGTCAAACATTTCTAGAAGACATGTGCGAGAATGACGATGAACCCTTGATAGGGATGCACGAAAAACATTTGATTATTTAGTTAAGTGTTTTATTTTTTAGGTCGCTTTGGAGATCTTCCACCTCTTGCCGTGGAGTTTCTTCCTGGTTTTCCTGCTCCCTTTACGGTCTTTGCTCTTTTTGCTTGAGACGCTGCCGCAGCGGTTTTAGATTTTGGAGGTCTAATGCTGGAACCGCTCCTGCGGCCAGTGCCGCCAAAAGGCTGACCATCAAACCCTGGAAGAAATTTTCCTGTTCGCGCTATATTTAGCTTGTCTATTGACGCAGCAGTTGCTTGAGTTACTCTTGCTCCACCTATTTGAACTTTATTTCTTCTTGCTCTTGCATAGGCGGCATCTGCCAATTTATCAAAAGTCTTGGTCTTTGTTCTGCCAAGATAAGTGGCTCCACCTCGGCCCTGCCTTTCTACTCCGGAAATCCCCGAAATAGCATCTCCTCGGCTCGTTTTACGTACGCCGCTTTGTGCTCGGCCAGATGGCTTCTCGCCCCTTTTTTGGAACTCTTGGCGCAGTCCGCGTTTCATTATCTTCTTTGTGCGCCAACTTCGTGCAAGTTTTGCTCTCTGGTACGCCTTGCCGCGTGCGCTTCTTCCTGCAGAGCTATATTGCGCAAGTCTAGAAAGGTCTCCGTACTTGCCTTTTCTTATGTCGGATTCCCTTACTCCGAATACTTCTCTAGCTAATTTTGCAAATTTTTGAAATTCTCTAGGAAGTTTTCCGGTTTCCCTGTATCGACGATTTATGTCGACGAGGTTATTCATAACATAAGCGGCATCATCAGCAATATCTGGACCGTAGCGTACGCCTGGCATATTTAACTCCTCTGGCTTTTAAAAAATATACCAGAAAAAGCTTTACTCAACGGTCAGGATTGGGTGGTCTTTCAATAACGAAGACATCTTCCACCTTTGAAGAGGGGGCTTCTATGGGAATCCATGCGCGAGCATAGTTATGTTCAAGTATTTTTCTATTTTTTATTAGGTCTCCGTCAAGCATTAATGAGAGTTCTTCTGACCGCATACATAAGATCGACTCAAAATCTCTAGCAGAATACTTTCCTGATCTCTTTAGTGCTCTGATTATCGTTGAAACTTTTGCTGCAGTCATCACCGAATGACCTCTATTTAGCTGGACGTGCATCATCATCGCATCCGCTTGGTCAACGTCGTGCATAACTACGGGAATTAAGCCATCTGATTTTCTCAGAAGCTCACGAATGCTCGTAGCAATTAAGAATCTTTCTGAACCATCGATTATTTCGCCAGTATCCTTCCTTACGTGGAGTGGCTGTATGAATCCATGCTGAGAAAGTGAACCAGCGATTATTAACATCTCCGGACGAAGAACGTAGGTTGCTCTCCAAGCAGGGACCGAGAGCTGAGAATGCTCGACATACTGAATATCTATCATTCCGTTGCATCCTCTATTTCTGATTCACGGACGGTATACGCTCGTGTCTTTGGCCCCACCGGGGTTGGTGAATTAACATCTATTTCGTTCAGCATTAAATTCCTTATAAGCCAACTGACAGGATAACCATGAGGATCTGTCAGATGTTTTTTTCTAAATTTTGAAACATAGACTTTGGCTTCCATTTTTCGTCGATCCCCTATGAGGTACTCGTCAATAAACCTTGACGCTCCATCGAATCCATCTGCTGAATAGCTAGAGATTAATTTTTCGACATTAAATTCTGGCCATAGTCTACGCTGCGCATCGATATATGGAAAACATTCAAATAGTCGGTCATAAAATTCAGGCTCAGTTGCTACTACGTCGCCGATTCTACGGATGGCGGTTGCGTGCAGCGGAATACCGATGCGGTTGTTGCTGCCAGTTAGTACTGCTAAATCATAGTATTCGCAATATTCGGCTCCGCACTCTTCGGCTATGTACTTGAATACATCATTTGTATTCCAGTCATAAATAACTTTTGCAAACTTTAACGGAATACCCTTTTTCAACCTATAAGGAATGTTTATATAGTTTTCGTGAAGTTTTTGGACAACCGACCTGTAGCGAACCATTGACTCACTTGCGCGCACGCCAGTAAGAAATGCAACATTCCCCTTTTTTCCCTGCATGGTGTAATAGTCGGTCTGCTCAGGGAGTGATGTATTGTGAGATAGGCCAAAGTTCTTACCGCTTATAGCCCATGATGGCATCTCTCTAACCCAACGGCCTTGCTCATATCTTTCCTGACTCCACAAAAGAGTTGTTAGCCTTCTGCCAAGAACCCATATTTCCGCAGGGTATGGCAAGCAATACCATTCCATATCAACCCAGGGATAGTTTCTGACTCGCTCAACGTAGTCGATCACCGTTGGGCTGACCATTTCTTCGTCACGAAATATTACTTTTACTGGACCTAGGCCTCTTTCCTCATGAACTTCTCGCGCTAAGTGCAAGACGGCCGTCGAGTCCTTGCCTCCAGAAAACTGGACACAAACAGTATCAAAAGTGTCGTAAACGTGCCTTATTCTTTGACGTGCTGCGTCAACACACGACATGTCAAGGAATAGGCGTTGACGCGTCATAGCTCGATGTGCTGATCGATGAAGTCTATTATTCGCTCTGCTGTTGTGGTTCCAGCAACTGCGGGGTCAGATCGAAGCCATTTTATAAATTCATACCACCTTGCCTGCTGTTGATGAGTATCAAAAACTATTGTGTACTGGACAACTGCCTGAGGTGCGGATGAAGGAGAAACGGTTGTTGATCCCCTCACGACTGCATCGTCTTGATTAACTCCAGACCTCACGTTTAATTCAGTTTTGCCGTCTCTGTCTTTTGTCATCGAAATTGCATTCATGTCTATTCGTGGAGACTCTCGTAGGGCACGTGGCTCTTCTTCTTCTTCGCGGCTTCCAAATCCGTTTCCAAATCCGTTTCCGAAATCGCTGGCGGGAGTTTGTAGTGAAGGCGAAGTGTAGGAGTTTCCTGAACTAATCACTTGATTTTCTTCTCGAATTGATTTTTGTTCTAGTTCGGCAAATTCAAATTCATCCCATCCTAAGCCCTCAATCAGCTCAGGATAGTAATCTCCAATCTCCAAAATAACGTTATTAAGCAGATCTGGCTCTGTGTAACCAAGTTCCATCGTCCTGTTGTCAGCAATTGCGAATGCGATCGCCCGAAGATTATCCACTTCGTAAGGAACCGCAGCAATTTTATCCCATCCCAATTTCTTTGCTGCTTGGACTTGGTGGTTTCCGGCAATGATTGTTGCAGTTCCGTCATCGTTTGGTCGAATTACAATAGGCTTAATCTGCCCAAACTCAAGATAAGAAGATGCTATCGCGTCAACATTTCCCTTTCTGGGATTGTCCTCAAGTGGAATTAGGTCCAATATGTCAACCGCCAAGTGCTGTAGAGAATTATGAATGTTGTTCATCTTTAATTTCCTTTAACGTTCTTGCGATGTCTTCCATTAGATCGTGGGTCAATAGACATGACCACCAGGAGTAACGAGGATCTCCAGCATTATTCTTGTGCCACTCATTTCGTTGATCACATGCCAACACAAACTCGTCAATTGTTTTTGGGCTCAGGTTCCAAGGACAAAGATCATCGTCGTTCATGCTTGAATATCTTTTATGAGGCAAGGAATCCCAATGCGTTGTTAGTTTTTCTGGGAATAGTGATTTATTTCTTTTTATAAATTTCATACTTGGACCCTTACATTCGCATTTAGTGTTCTCATTGCGTCAATTGATGACCGTAAGCTTAGAAGCACTTCTCTTTTTGATTTAACTAAAGCCTCGGCAATTTTATATTCATAATAATCTTGTTCCAACTTATAATCCGCCCATGCTTCTCTTTGCTTTATAGCTCCATTTGCCCCAAGATATTCTTTTGCCCAATTAGATTTGTAGTGTGCTTCTTTTTTTGATGAGTCAACAGAAAGTGACTCAAAAGACTCTGTTTCTTTTTCAAGCCTATCCAAAAGACGTAAAATTTCATTTTCAATATCGACTTGGCTAATCGGGGAGTTGCGCATCAAAACCTTTTTTCTTTTTTATTTTAGGTAATCCTACCAGCGGAGACCAATCAATTTTTTCTAAAGATTCAATATTTACTTTTGGCCAACTAAAAGAGGATTCATTGAGAAATTGTTTAGCCATTTGCTCAAGTATCCAGGCGTCGCACATGTCGTCTGCCCCCGCTCCTGACCAGACTATTCCTGTCCTTGCAGAAATAGCTGAAATAACTTCGTTCTTTCCGGCATTTCCTTTTCCTGTAGCAAACTTAGCTCTGCATGTTGGGGGGACATTTATAAAGGGAATACCGTTTTCCCATAGCCTCATCCTTACTGCTCCGCCGAGTTCCCCGATACTGTGAGCTTGACTGTTGCGAGAGGCAAATGAGTATCCCTCTATTATTGCAACATCGACTGAATTATCTAGTGCCAAATTTAATATTAACTTAGAAATAACGGACAGTCTTTCGGCACTTTTTGTTTTAGTGCCAACCACACATGTTCTTGAGTTTATGGAACATCCTGTCGATGTCAAGGAAAGGTCTAGCCCCATTACGTTCATAAAATCGATCCTACTATATGCAGAAGCCGGAAGAAATTAATCTCCCGGCTTCTGCATCTGTAACGATCCTAAGGTTTTGGTTGCGCCCAGAACTATATGTTAGAACAATTTTTATTCCTAGACAGCAAACAACCGCTGGGGCCTGCAGAGCGAGCCAGCGGTTGTGGGCGTTAGTCGACTGTGACTATGAGTTCGACGCGACTCCAGCTTCCTTGCCGTGGATAAGACCACTAGACATTGGACCACCTGACCTTTCT